CTGTGAGACCAAGGGATTCTGGAGGTTCGAATCTGTTTTACTTCAGACCCGTTCGACGTTGCCGGTTCCGCTGGCCGTATGACGTTGAAGCGTTCCAGTAGAGCCTGACGCTCGTCCTTCTCTTCGGATAGGAGACGCTCAAGTAAATCAATCGTCTCCTGTTGCCGAGAGATCGTGTCTCGTAAGGCTGCACAAGTTTCGCATCCCGTTGCGTATTGTTCAGCCACTGAACTTTTCTGTTCTTTCCCGTATCCGAACCATTCAGCGATACGCACCGAACCTCCGTCTCCGTTGAATCGATTTCGATGGCTGTTTCTTGGCCTCCAGCGCCTCCATTTGACGATGCAACGATGTCCAATTCTGAGTCTTAGCGAAGTTGTCCATCACCTTGGCCAACGCTTGAACACGTTGGTCTCGGCTCCAAACGAGGCGAATGTATTGATCAACTTCTTTGATCAGATACCGTCCACCGTCGTAAGGATCGTCTCCGTTGAACTCCGCTACGTCCTCAACGACCTCTCCATCTTTGTTGTCGTAGATGCAGATGGGGATCGTCTTGATGAACTCCTTGCACGTGTCAAACACTTGAAGCCGCGGCAGGTTCATCTCCGGAGGCTCAACAGTGAATACGTCCTGATATTTCGCAAAGGCGTCTGCACCGAAGTTCCGGTAGATGTAAGCTGCGCGCTCCTCGCTATAACCCTCCGCAGGAATATACTTCGCAGGTCGCGGTTGCCATCTCAGGAAGGAATGCAAGAGCATCTTCCCACCGAGACGATCGTTGTCGGCCTGTGAAGGCTTGAACCCTGACGCAGATTCGAACTGCTGCGCTATGGTGAACTTGTCTCCCCTGTGCGCCCAGGCCGACGGATCGAGAACAACAGAATGAATCTCGGCCCGCTCATATTGCGAGAGCCGCGCAAGATCCGCCCCCCAAGTCTCAATGTTCTGCTTATCCTTAGCATACTCTCGATACAGGAAACACCGAGAATCAGGAGATACAGCAGCCCAGCCCGCCCAGGTCTTAGCCGTGAAACCCCAGTCAACGGCAAGGATTCTCGGCCACCACGTCGGTATCTCGAATGGCTGAATGACATGTAACGCGTTCTCAGGTTCATTTGACCGGTGGAAGTCTCGCCACTCGGAGAAGACCTGTCCGCTGAATACATACCAGTCACCATCCTTCTTCGCGCGCCTCTCTGCCTCTGGAAGAATCTCGAGGCGCCATGCATAACCAGGGTCTGCGTCGTTAAGATACGGATTGTCCTCTAACTTCGCAGGAATGAAGATACGATACGTCTTACTCGCCCGATCAAAGATGATCTTCCCACCCTCACGCGCCGGGTCAACGAATCGTTCCCGAACCCAGACGTGGCCTTGGTTGCCAGGATTACTGGCACTTCGGACGATGGGCGGAAGATCAGGCTCGGAACTACGAACACGTGATGTGAGGAACTTGTAGACGAACTCCTTGAAGCTCGTGAGCTCATCGAAGCCTGCATAGTGGTATTCCGTAGTGTCGTGTCTCCGAGCGTGTTTCTCTTTTTCGAGATAGCTAGCCCGGATAACAGCGCCTGACGGAAATCGCCAATAGTGTTTAGCTTCATTGAACGTCGCACCAGCTAACTTATAGTATACGTCCGCGCGAGGAATCAGTGACTCCTCTAGCTGCGGAAAAGTCTCACGGAATAGAATCCCGTGGAATCGCGGATGCAAATGCCAGCCACGAAGGATGGGCAGCATGATGAGGAGTTCTGACTTCCCTCCACCAGCTGCCCCTCCGTAGAGCGCCTCAAAGACCGTGTCAGGAATCTCTATGAACCGCTGCTGTCTATCGTGCGGTTTCCAGATCTTCGTGTAACGGTCTACTACCTCGATTGCCACGCTGCTCGCTTAGAGCTCGCCCTGCATCGGCCCGGAGCGCAACGGCGTGGTTGCCGGTGGCGGGACTCGGGGGTTCACCTGAGTCGTCGGCCGAGCATCGCGCGCGTCCTTCGCGTATTCCTTCTTGTAGTCGGGGACGTCCCGACCTTCACGCGCCGCCTTCGACCGAATCGCGAAGTCGAGGGCCTCGCCGGTGAGCATCTCGTCGCCAGGATCGACCAGCCCCTTCATCAGCAGATCCTCGGGAACGCTGACCGGAGGCAGGGGGATGCCGAGCGCCTCGTGGATCTCGAACGGCACGACGTATCGCTGACCGTTGGAGAGCGTGTAGATGCCGTCGCGATGAAGCGCCTTCTGGAGGCCGTGCTGGTTCTCGATGGCGATGAAGCCACCGTAACCGAGGAACTGACGCGCCTCGACGACGGTGCACAGCTGATTGATCTCCGGTCCGCCGACGAGCGGGTTCGTGATGAGATGCCCTTCGGGGTCCTGGCCGACGAGTTCGAGATCGTTCCCGGCCCGGTCCTTGAGCAACTGTCCGACTGGTCCTTCGAGCACGGCGGTTCCCAGACCGGCGGCTTCGTCCTTGCCCTTCTTGTCCGTCATTGTTCTTCTCCTGCTGATGGCCCGACTAATACATCCGACCGCCCTGCTGTTGCTGCATCGCACGGTTCTGCAGAATCCTCTGCAGCATCGCCTGACGGCCGGGATCGGGACCCATTCCACCGCCAGTCGGATCGAAGCCGCCACCTCGATTGGGCATCATGCCAGGCGGCTGAATGGAGTTCATCTGCGGCGGAGGTCCCTGAGGGCCTACGACACCGGGAGGGATACGGTCCATGAGGCCAGGTCCGGGCTGTCCTCGCTGTGGGATCTGGATGCGACCAGGCATCGGACCTGGACCTTGCGGGCCGGGACCTTGCGGGCCACCCATCATCGGCGGTGGACCAGCAGGGAGCTGACCAGGCATCGGTCCGCCTGGTCCGATCGGAGGCCGACCGGGAATCTGGAGATTGTTGAATGATCCCATCGGGGGACCGGCTGTCTGCATCTGTCCGGGAGGCCCCATCGGAGGACCAGGGCGCATGGGTGGTGCGGGACGGACTCCCATACCGGGACGAGGACGAGCAGAGGGAGTCTGAGGCGTTGCTCCCCGTTGTGGTGCGCCGGGACGCATTGGTTGACCAAGAGCCATGACTTAACCCTCTGCTGTCTTCGTTTACCGCTGGGAACGGATTAGCGACGCTTCGGCTCGGCGACCTCGTCCTTGACGGGCACGAGGACCCAGCCGTAGACCGGAGTCCACTTCAGCTCGAACCGCTGGTTCGGATCGGGCAGGGAGTTGTCGGGGCGCGCACCACCGGAGGGCAGCGTGTTGTCCGGCTTGCCGCCTGACGGGGGCTTGCCGCCACCGGGAAGCGTGTTGTCGGGTCGCGGCTGCGATCCGGGCAGCGCGTTGTCGACCTCGGGCGGGAAGACGGGCAGGTGCACGGGGAATCCCGGCGGAGGCGTGGGCAAGGTGTTGTCGGGTCCGGGACCGTCGGGCGGTGTCTGCGGAGGCCAGACGACCGCGGGAGGCTGAGGCAACGTGTTGTCGGGACGTGCGCCGCCTGATCCGCGGTGCTCCAGGATGGTGATGAGTGCGAGCTTCGTTGTCGACATTCTGCTATCTCCTCTGCTTTGTTGACTTGCGAGACTTTCCTGCCTTTTGCAAGGCGATTGCTATCGCTTGCTTGCGGGGACGGCCATGCCCAATTTCCGTCCGGATGTTCTGAGATACAACCCTTTGCGAAGATCCGGACTTGAGAGGCATCAGTAATACCAGTCGTCGTATTGCTTGAGCATCGTCCGAATGTCCCAGCCAAGCTCACATCGGCCAGCCATTCGGATCAGCACCCAATAACACAGGCGCTTCGGAAGCTTACAGGCGAGCCAGAGATAGAACGCTGGCCCACCTCTGTGACGCCACCAGAGGACCGGATGCAACCAGTAATGCAACCAGTAAGGCACTCAATCCCCTGATGGCGTTTCGCGCACGCGACTCCGTTCTGTCTTACTACTTCCTGCTGAGACGACGACGCGCAGCACCCGCGAGGCCGAGCAGTCCGGCGCCCAGCATCGTCAGCGTCGCCGGTTCAGGCACGGGCACTTGAAGCTCTGCGTCTGCGGTGCCAGTGTAGCTGGCGGTGAAACTGTTGATCGTCCCACCACTGATCCCGAGCGCGGGCGACACGTTCGACAGTGAGAGCGAGAAGCTCATCGGATCGCCGAGCGTAACCGGCAGATCGGTGAACAGGTTGAGAGGCGCGAGTCCCGCGGTGTTCGACGTGAACAGAGATCCCGTCCCGCCATTGCCGCCCAGCATGAGGGCCGCGCCAAAGTCACCGTAGAGATACTGGATCGTGTTCGCCTGATTGTGCAGCGAGAACGTCCCCTCGAAGCTCTGCGTGATGATCGTCCCGGCCAGCAGGGAAGCGGCATCCACGCTGGTGGCATCGAACTCGAAAACGGCGTTGGGGTCGGTTGCACCAGTCACGATGTTCGTGATGGACACGCCGCCTAGCGTGACATCGAGGGTCGTGGTCCCATCACCGTTGTTCGTGGCGAGGAAGGTGTTCGTTGTGCCAAGCTGACCGAAGCTGACGATCTGGTCGGCGCGCGCGATTGATGCACTGAGCAACAGGGCTGCGATGGTGATCGCGATCTTGCTGGAGAGTCGGTTCTTCATGGTGTGCGTTCTCCTGGTTGACGGTTTGTGCGACGATGGTTGATTCCGATATCCTAGCCTGTCACTCGAACTTCGATGGCGCGTGGTCCCTTCTCTGCGTCGAGACAAAGGAACTCGACACGATCGCCTACTTCGAGCTGCCGGAAATCTTTCGTGGTCTTCTGCATTGCTGACCAATGGAAGAAGTAGTCCTTCCCGTCGTTGCCAGCGATGAAGCCAAAGCCGTCCTTGAGCTTACGGACGACTCCGTTTTCCTGACGTGGTTGTGTTGCTACTGATCCGTTTACTGGTCCGATTCCGGTCATCGTTATCTCTGCTCCTGTTCCCGCTGCTCGCCGACCTCGACGATTTCGTAATCCGATTGCTTGCGCACCTCGGGACGGAAGATGTGGAGGTGCACGTTCTCCTCCTGCCTCATGTCCTTCGGTAGCATCTTGTCTGCGACGGTTGCAAGCTGCACGGCAATGCTGGTCAGCTCGCGCGCTTTCTCGACCTTGTTGATCTTCTCGTTGGAGAGGCAATCCAACGTGTGATTCAACCGGTCGTATGCCTTCGTTCGGAGCTTGGTGCGCTCCGCCTCGATCATGATTGCTACATCGTGGTTCGGTGTGATGTAGCCCGGCGTGTGCACCTGATTGCCGTGCGTGCCAGTCTGTTCGAGATGACGCCTGCTCCGGTCGAAGATTGCTGCCGAGTGCTCAAAGCCAACCATCTGACCCACGACCACAGCGTCTGCTGCTTCTCGATGGGTTAGCGGCATCTTGCGCGGGCGACCGAGGGCCAGCGTTGCTCTGAGGCTTTCGAGAACCCCAGGTTCTAGATCGTCTGACGTGGCCAGTATCGCCTCGGCGGCGATCGATGCTAGTTCGTCGGCGGACCTCTGTCCATCTCCATTGGCATGTCCAATCTCACTGATGAAGCCTTCAGGTTCAGGCTCGGACGTGGAATCGGGGTCAGGGAGCACAGGGATGGCGACAGGGTAGTCCGCTGGTGCGCTCTCGTCGCGATTGACGCGTGAGAGAATGTTGGCACTGCTCCTGATGCGCGCCTGTGCAATGTCTTCCGAAATCCACATCTATCGATACTCTCCCGCGCGACAAGTGTAGCATGGTTCCCCTGAATTGTCAAGCCCTCCTTTTGCGCCTGTTTTCGCAAGTTTCGATATGTTCATTGGCTGAACTTATTCTCGTGGCAGAAGTTACGAGGTAGTGGATGGGACCCGTTATGGGACCCGTTTGAGATTTGATCTTGTGTCCGGGGTGAATCTGACTTAGCGTATTTTGACCGCGTGGAACCCTTCCCCCCTCCGGGGGGACATGGGACCCGTGAGGGTCCCCGGAGGGGGGAGGGGGAGCCGGGCAACGTCAATGGATTGACGCATGGTGTCGGTGCGCTGACATCATGTCGGGATTCTGTCATGTCTCATAATGATACATACCCTGCGATCCAACCGAATGGATGTGGTTATCCAAGCGCCTGGATGTGAGCCTGATAGACTTAACTGTGTAAATGTTACGCGCCTCTGGCACTGTGTATATATTACACCCTGCCCCGTGGTTAGCGTCAAAACATTGTCGCTCACTTTGCGAAAAAAAGTATTGACAGCCCCCCGCCCCCCATGCGATACTGTATCCAGTTCGGCGGGGTTCGGTTCACCTCCCGACATCAAAGGACAGAAGTCGTGAAAAAGGAAACGGTCGAGCTGGCAATTCCGGTCGAGGGCAAGGACGCGGAAGGAAACGCGAAGGCGCCCTTCAAGCACTCCTACGTGAAGGACGTCGCGGAGAACAACGGCGACATCCGGGCAATCGCTCAGGCGCGTGCCAAGGGCGAGACGGACGAGGAAAAGACGGCGGACGCTGCCGCCTATATCGTTCGCGCCTTCAACTACGGCCACGACCTGATCGTGCGCCAGGCGGAGCGGCAGAAGGCGAGCCGCATGTCTCAGGGTCCGGAGAAGCAGATTGCCAAGGGCGTCGATTTCTTGGTGACGCAGGGCTTCACGGCGGAAGCGGCGCGCGAGCTGATCGTCGCGCAGCGGCAGGCGGCAGGCCTCCCGGTCTAGCCTACCACGGGGGGAGGGGCAACCACCCCTCCCTCCCTCTCTCTTTCCCTCCCTCCCGCGTCTTTCCCCCTCTCAGACTTCGAGCGCCTCCGGCCAGCACGGCAAGTGCCTGGCTATGCCTGCGCTCCAATGCCTTGCACTGACCGAACTGCCGCGCGCGACTGCATTGCACTGTCCGAATTGTTCAGCGGATGAACATTCTAACGTCACTATTCCGACAGGGGGCGGGTGAACGATACGGCTCCGATGCGCCTGATGCCCCCTGAACATTTTCGGAGGGGCCTAGATCATTTCCAATGGCCGACCCGCGTGGGTCAGGGCAGCCCTCCCGATCATTGTTCAAATCGGAAAATGAACATTAACCTCGTGGGAAATGACGTGACTTTCGCCCCCTTTTCTGGTAGAGCTATGGTAGAGCTATGGTATCATCCTGGTATCGGGCTGGTATAGTTTTTCTGCATTTTCGCCCCGATTGATTGGGGTTTTGGCGCGATCATGGCAGACCCCCCGTCCCCCCTCCCGATGGACCCCCGCCCGATATACCCCTTTCCAGATGTGGTTAATCAGGCATACTGTCGGCCCTCCTCTTGGGTCCTCTATACTATCTATTATATATATATAAGAGAGTAATGAGGAAACGTATCATCCGGTGGTGGCTGAGGCGGGGGGAGGGAGGGGGGAGGTCGCCCCTGGTGGAGGGGGAGGGGGTGGACGCGCTTTCCGCATATTTGGGCGCGAAATAAATGATCAGCGCAGTTTTCCGATACCATAGCCCTACCAGCCCTCTACCATAGCCATACCAGAGCTATACCATGAAGATACCAAAATTGGATACGTCATTCCCGCTGAACATTAAGTCATTGGGCATTGACGCATATCGAGCGCGCCTCTATACGCTTGACACCGCCCCCAAAGTGTGATATAATGGACGGCATCGCGGGAAAGTCTAGGCCGGGCATCCAGCCCCCCTCAGACGGGCCTCGCAAGGAAACGGAGACGGAATCGTGGAACAACAGCAAGGCGAGATCGAGATTCGCACCTACCTCAGCGGCGGCATCAACTGGAACTGGTATCTTCAGGGCCTGTTCGACGACGCCAATCAGACGGTCACCATCCTATTCTGTGACCGCTTCCACAAATACGACCAGCCTCAGCACCCCCTGGTGGACAACCCTCGTGCGGATTACGAGATCGTCAAGGACCAGAATGGTGTCGCTGAAGTCAAGATCATCAGCCACGACGTCAACACGATCCCCTATCGTGTGCTGAACCCCAAGCTCCACAGCTGGCAGTATCGGGACTTCACGCACATGGTCCTGGAAGGGGGCAAATAGTCATGGCATGGGATGATGAGATCGACCACGACCGCGATGCCGACTATCCCGAGGACGAGCCGGACACCGATGACCGAGATCTCGAGGAAGATGATCACGAGTATCGCGCCTTCGGTCCCGACTACGATGACGAGCACTACGGCTCGGCAGGCGACGGGACGGACTTCGCTGACCCCGGTGGCAACTCTGCCCTCAGAGCGGCGACTCGCGACAATCCCCGGAACCTCCCGTGCCCCAATTGCGAGGCACCCAATCGTCTGACACCAGCGGATCGCGCTCGCGGGTATCAGTGTGATTCATGCGCGGATCGAGCAGAGAGAGGATTCGACTACTAATGGCGATCGTTGGCAAGATGGGCGAGACGTTCAAGTATTACCTCGAAGCTAAGACCACCGAGGTGATCGACGGCGAGGAGATGTTCGATTATCTCCGATTCAGGACGCTCAACGATGTGATGCGCTACCTCAGCGAGAATGAGGCCACGATCACGGAGTGGAACCTCCAGAACTATATGACGGAGGCGGAGAAGGACGACTACGCGATGGTGTCGTTCTAGCAGCAACGAGGTTCAGCGGACGGATAAGTTCATCCGCTGAACATATTCTTTTGGAGGATCGAGTGGAACACACAGTTACAGACCGTAAGGCTTTTCAGAAGGCCGTCCTGCGCCAGCTTCTCATGGCGTATGCACGGACGGGCAAGATCCCCTCACTCAACGTCCCCACGCAGGAACGGCTCGATGCCATTGTCCTGCTCGTCGAGGATGATCTGATCACAGTGCTGGAAGGCCTCAACGCGGTCAAGAAGATGATCGAAAGGATCGGAGGTTAGTCGTGGAGCAGAGATTTTGCGATGTTTGTGGAGATACCATGCCGCTCGACATGGCAGGGACCACGTGTGATGAGTGCCAGGCAGGAATCGAGACGCTGGCCGCTGAGGAGATCGGATTCGTTGATGAGGAGATACTAGAATGCGAGACACCTGCCGCTGCGGTGGTGCCATCGTCGAGCGCAATGCCCGAGTCGACAACTCCCGCACCCGCTCCGGACAAGAGCACGTCAAAGAGCGACGATGCCTCAAGTGTGGTCGTCGATACGGGATGGGACGATCTGGACTTCCCAACTCCCGCGACGGTTTCGTCCGCTCCATCCCCTCAGACGGTCCCCGACGCAAAGGCTCATTCTGAGGCAACCGCATGGAGTCCGGCCAGCGAGGAGCAGCAGGACGCGCGCCTTGCAACACCACGGACTCCCTCGATCGGTGAGACCATCAACGCCCTGACCGATCTGCCTCTGCCTTCTGAAGCACTGCCTGGTGTCCTGCCCGAGGTCGTAGCAGCGGTTGAGGCCACGAAAGAGGCCACAACGGCTTGTGAGGCCTGCGGCTTCATCCAGAAGCATCTCCACAGTGTCAAGACGCCCAACATGAAGGAACCGATCCTCATGTGCGATGTCTGTTTCGCTGGTGAGATGGCACTTGTCAACGAAGTCGATGACCCGATGCAGGGCAAGATCGTCCATCCTGACGAGGCCCAGCGCGCCGAGGTCATGACGATGGATGACGATGATCGGATCCTCTACAACGACGAGGTCCTGATCAACGCAGCGACACCGATCGAGGAAGTCGAGGCCAGAGTCAATCTTCTGGAACGTCGGCTGCATCGCGCCAAGCTCCAGCTCAAGGCCAGCAGGACCGTGCTTCTCATGCGCGTCGAGAGCATGAAGAAGGAAGAGAAGGACAAGTATTATCGAGAGGCCGGGGTTCGTATCGGGCAGCGGAAGCGTAAGGCTCAGGGGGACGGGACTGGCACAGTCAAGAAGGTCAGTCCCCAGCAGCGTCGGAACAAGATCGACAAGTTCCGCGAGGACTGGCGCGCCAACGGGTTCACGGACGAGTGGATCGACGGGCAGCTGAAGAAGATGGGGTGGATGTAATGTCCTACCTCGCTTGGACAGCAACATGGACCGTCATCGGCGTCTGGCTCCTGGCGTTGTTCATGGACGTCATGGAGCGCAAAGGCTAATGCTGCCTCCCACGAAGGTTCACGAGCACACGTGGGAGCTTATCGGAACCGCTGCTAACATACCATTACAGGATGGTGGCAGCGGTTCTTACCACCTATACGCCTGCTGGCACTGTCAATACGTCAAGCCAGAGCCATCAGAGGTCTATCTAATGTCCACGAACGATCACAAGGAGTCGATCGCACTCGTGCTCAGTGAGAAGCATCTCATCATCTGCTACAACGGAGTGGAGTCATAGTCATGAAGATTGAAGTCGAGATCGAGCAGGCCGTCTTCGAGGCACCTGTCAAGGAGGCGGTTGCCAACGCAGTTCGTCGAGTCGTCGATAGCCGCGTGGACGCTCTGCTCGGAGGTTACAGGATCGAGATCGAGAAGGCAGTCGATGTCTATCTCGCCAAGCGTCTGACTGATACGACCATCAAGAACTCCATCGACCAGGCTGTCGCACAGCTCATTCAGGACCGCCTCGCACGACTGGAATAGACTTAAAACTTGACTTTTGGGCGCGGCTGTGCTATCCTTATCTTGCACGGTCGCGCTCAGGACAATCTGGACGGCAGACCGTTTTACGACGGTAACGAGTAGGAGATATGGCAACAGTCCACAGAAAATGCGAAGACTGCGGCAAGATTGCTGAAGTCGGAGCAGAGGTCAAGCTGGCATTTGGACGTTTCATTACGCTCAAGTGCGGGCACAGCCTCATCCTCAAGAACATCAACAACGAAGCCGAGATCACACTCGTTGCTAAGTCTGGGAAGTCTCTGTTCCCATTCCAAGCCGAGACAATCAAGTTCATGGAAGAGGCAGGCGGCGTGTGCCTGGTCGGCCATGAGATGGCGCTTGGCAAGACTGTCTGTGCGACTGGATTCCTGGCGCGCAATAAACCGACAGCCCTCCCCGCAATCATCTTCTGCAAGTCATCGATCAAGATCAACTGGCAGCGAGAGATCCTCGACTGGGCCGGTATGGTCGCGCAAGTGATCGATAAGGGGATGGAACGTCCCCACTTGGATATCTTCCCCATCACCATCATGTCGATTGATATGCTGGGCAAGGTCACCAAGCCGACGATCACTCGCAACGGCACTGCTGGTATTCCTAACCCCGACTTCTGGGGCACGGAAATCTGGAAGCAGTATAAGACTGTGATCATCGACGAGTGCCAGTCGATCAAGAATCCGGACAGCCAGCGGTCGCGCGCCCTGAAGGACAACCTCGCGGGTGCTCAGTATCGCATCCCGATGTCAGGGACCGCAGTCAAGAACAACTCCCTCGAATACTTCCCGGTGCTGAACTTCCTGCGACCGGAACTGTTCCCCTCGTTCACGAAGTTCGCCACCACCGAATGTCTCGGTCGCGGACTCATGAATCCAACGCGCTTCCATGAGAAGACGAAGGACTTCATCATCCGCAAGACGCGCGCCGAGGTTCTCCCTGATCTCCCCAAGGTCATGCGCTCGTTCCGTCCAGTTCAGATGGACGACGAGGAACTCATCAAGCGGTATACGGACACCGTGAAAGAGTTCAACGAGTGGATGGACGACAACGAGGACAAGCTGTCCCCCGCTGGTTATACGAACCTCCTCGCGTTCTTCGCCAAGATGCGGAAGATCACGGGTATCGCGAAGGTTCCCGCTGCGGTGGACTACATCGAGGAGTTCCTGCTGGACTGCGACCGGAAGCTGGTGGTGTTCTTGCACCACAAGCAGGTGGCTCAGCTCCTCACCGAGCGCCTCAACAAGACCATGAAGGACATGGGGCGTCCCCCAGTCCTGAGCTTCCACTCTGGGCTGGACGGACAGCAGCGTCAGGACATCATTGATCGGTTCCATCTGCCAGAGAACCGCATCATGATCGCATCGACTCTCGCCGCGGGTGAGGGCATCAACCTCCAGTGCTGCTCGGACTGCCTCATGCTGGAGCGTCAATGGAATCCGGCCAATGAGGAGCAGGCGGAAGCACGTTTCCCCCGTCCTGGACAGCTGGCGGATAAGATCAGCGCAATATACCTCACCGCTCTCGGGACGATCGACGAGTTCCTCAGCGATCTGGTCGAGACCAAGCGCCGTGCGGTGAAGTCCACGCTGGACAATCGTGAACTGACGTGGGACGAGTCGAGCCTCATGCGCGATCTGGCCGACGCGATCTACAAGAACGGTCTCAAGCGGTGGGGATACAAGTGATCAAAGGCGTCACGCTGAACGAGAAGATCACCGCTGTCATGGCGGAGGCCGGTGTAGGGATGCAATACTACACTGTCCTCTGCCCGATATGCGGTAAGGAAACCTCTCTGGTGGTTGGCAAAGGTGAGAACTTGAACGAGAGAGTCGAGATTCACCTGCGCGAGCTTGAAGAGTATCACACGCCCAACGATTGGGTGGAATGTCAGGAATCGGAAACGGAGTCAACAGATGGAGAAGCGGAGAAGCCAGCCGAGGATTCAGGGAGTGACCAGGCTCAGTAAGCCGTCCGGCCTCATTCCCGTGGTCGAACATGGGTTGAGGCAGATCGCCCGCATGGAGAAGAAGTCTGTCTCCTGGGTCATCGCAGAGATCGTCTCGGCTTACTTCAATCTGGACAGTGCGACGGGCCTTCCGATCACGGAGCGTCTGGCCCAGGTCCAACTGGTCGGTGTCGTTCGCAAGCGTCGCAAGGCCAAGACTCGCAAGACTCGAAAGGTGCGCGCGTAATGCAGCGCCTTGGACCGTTCCAGATCATCTACACTCCACGTGAGCAGAAGATCAGGGACACGATCAAACACATGGTGGCCAAGCATGGCATCATCAAAGCTCGCATCCTCGTTGTTGAGGAATACACAAGGGCAGCCAACGTCGACCCAACGTCCGGGCCAGCGATCTACTGGAACGATGTGAGATGGGCGATCAAGCAGCTTGTTCACTCCCTTAATTGGGGACGCGAGGTCGGACTGTGAAAGTCGAGCGAATCCAAACACCGGCAGCCGGAGAGGTCGTCAAGATAGAGCTCTCGTGCCAAGATTTCGACGACGAGATTGCAGTCCGGTATTCGAACAAGTGCAGTGAGGGATGTGCTGAGGGCATGAAGATGTTCCACACTCCCTCACTGCCGAGTTCGACTATCCATGCCAACGTGTGTGCTGGTCGAATCGAGTTCGTGAAGAAACTATCTCGGGAATGGTGGTGCCGACGTGCTGCCGCTGTCTTGGGATGGGACGAGCAGAAGATCCGTGAGCAGATTGATCCTGTATGGGCAGCGAAGTATGGCCGTTACAAAGATCAGCCGGTGAACAATTACCGAGGCTCACGCAGCGTCGGCAAGGCGAGCAACACCTGTGTCGGGTGCCAGAAGCCAATCGCAAAGGGCTACGACCTCTGCAACGACTGTGCAGAGGGCAAGCCGATCAAGGGACATGACTACGGTCGCATGGAGGACTTGGATTTCTAATGAAAAGACTGGTAATCAGGACAAGCAACGGGCTGACGATCATGTCGGACAGCCTTGAGGTCACCACGGATATGGGTGTCAGTGCCTATGCTCCGGGTGCCAAGGAGGACACGGACCAGATGATCTTGGGTCCACTCCTCGAACAGGGCTACACCTTCACTGTCAGTTACGAGGAGGCGGTATCGGAGGAGAAGAAGCCATGAATCGACGAATCTTCTTGCTCGGTCTAACGGCGCCACTGCTCTCGTGTGCATGTGCCGAAGACTTCGACTGTGGTAGGGAACCGGACAGCGCCGAGGACCGTCGACGACAGATGCTGGAGTGCGAATCGCCGACTGCACCAACCCCTGTCCCTGAACCGAAGGCAACGAACATCGAGTTCCGTGTGTTGGGTGATGTCGCGTTCGATCCCGGCACGAACGGCGCGGAGATTCAGTTCGGTTCCACGCAGGAGGGCACATCTCGTATCCTCTCGACGCTGCCTTGGTTCTCATCGACCAAGACATACCGCGACCAGTTGTTCATCGTGCTCAACGCTCAGGCGTCAGGGTTCGGTGTCATCCAGGCGCAGATCATTATCAACGGAGAACTGTTCAGGGAGGCGAGCGCGTCCGGCTTCAACCCCAAGGTTGCACTGTCCGGACTCTTCGTAAAGTAGTCATGGAATACACACTCAGGTTGAGCAGCGAGGAGATACTTGCTCTCGACCATTACTTCATGAGGAAGCAAGGTTTCGTCGGACACGAGGACAGCTCCGATGACGCCATGCACTCCCTTATGGATGTAGTCGGGAGGCAAGCGGATGAGATTCGCATCCAGCTGGAAGTGGCTGCGATCGAGATACCTCCAGATGACTCCGTATCAACAACGGTCGATTGAGAACTGGCTCGTAATCTTGTTAGGTCTGCTGGTAGTGGCGACGTGGTGGTCGAACTGATGCCTGAAATGCGAACGATAGCTTTGGATTCTCAGATCCTAAATGACGTTATGGCTTGTGGATACAAGGCGTATCTGCGATTCGTCCGTCACAAGGAGCCTGAGCACAAGGCTGAAGCCCTCGAAAAGGGCGACCTCATGCATCAGATACTGGAGCATCACTACCTTCAGCTCAAGGCAGGACGACGGGACCAGTATACGGATATCGTCGAGGAATCGGTGCGGGTCGGAATCGAAGCATCGAAGGAGATGGAACTTACACAAGCGACGATTGTCGAGAACATCAATCAGTATCGGCAGTATGCGCTTTACTACAAACAGGATGGCTGGCAGCCCCTCGAAGTCGAGCAGCCGTTCTCGAAGGTCTTGTATCAGAACGAACAGCGCGGCATCAGGATTCTCTACGAGGGCATCATCGATCTCGTGTGCCAAACCCCAGGTGGGTTAGCGATCGTCGATCACAAGACCAGCAGCAGGAGGCAGCAGCCCTTCCTGTTGAGCACGCAGTTCATGGGTTACTCATGGGCGCTGAACGTGTCTCATGTCGTAGTCAACAAGATTGGCTTCCAGAAGACACTGCCACCGAAGGAACGCTTCAATCGGTATCGGATGCCGTATCAGAAAGCGCACCTCGAACAGTGGAAGAAGGACGCTATCTACTACGCACATCTCTTGATCTCGTGGATGGATCAGGGATACTACCCAATGAACTACACCAGCTGTGACAAATACGGGGGTTGCATCTTTCAGCCGGTGTGTGCCAGCATTCCCGAGGTTCGGGAACACAAGCTGGCAATGCTATTCAAAGATGGCAAGCCGTGGTCGCCCCACACTAGGGACGAGAAGTAGGGAACGGTATCGTGGCGAGTCAAAGACACATTCACAAATACGAACTGACGACCATCGGGACGAAGGGCGTTTACTTCGTCTATATGTGCGTCTTGCCTGCTTGCAGTCACTACATCGCACAGAAGCTGGCGGTGAACAAGGAGACTGTCTGCTGGCGGTGCGGTGAGAAGACCATCGTTCCCCGACAGAGGCCGGGCAAGCGTGGCATCAAGCACCCGATCTGCGTCAAGTGTGTTCGGCGCAAGATCAAGGCGGACGCGGTTGACGTCGACGTTTCCAAGCTCGAAAACATGTCGATGGAGGAGTTGCTCGGTGACCCCACCTTCGGCCTGTTCGACTTCGGAGATGACAGCGACGACGATAAAGAGGAGTAGCATCATGGTGCGTTGGCTGATCGAGCGCGCGCGTTGGGCCTGGTGCGAATGGCGGTATCAACGATGGTTGAGGAGGTTCGAATAGTGCCGAGCACAAGAGACATAGACCTTGGGCATCGTATCATGGCGATGTTCATGGGAGGTAACGGCGACGGCAAGTCAGTAGCTGCTGCCAGCTTCCCTGGTCCCATCAAGTTCTTCGACTTCGACGGGCGCATGAAGCCGATCAAACTGTTCTATCCGAATCTGGATGTGCAGTATGTGACGGTTGGACCGAAGGCGATCCCTGCGAAGGGCATCATCGACTTCCTCCAGTTCTGCGTGGAGTTTGAGAACCTACAGGACCGCTGCCCGTGGGCGACCGTTGTGATCGACAGCTTCACCAACCTGTCGAACACCGCGATCACCTACCAGCTTCGGGTCCGGGGTGGGTTCGATGACTTCAAGGGGAAGAAGACAGTCTCAGGTCTTCCGATCCCCGGCTTCGACGAATACAACGGCGAGACTACGAGCCTGTCTCAGATTCTCGACGTGGCAAAGATACTTCCGTGCAACGTGATCATGACGGCGCACCCGATCCAGAAGATGATGGACGAGGGCGGCAAGTCGAAGCGATACACGAGCATCGCGTCATACGGAAACAAGATCGCCTCTATCGCGCCGACCTACTTCGACGAGATATGGGCATTCGAGCGGGACGGCGAAGGTCTGGATGGTAAGCGTCTCGTTTGGACGGGTGGTCGCACCATGACCAAGACCGCGCTGCCCCTCCCCGGTGTGCTCGACATCACCGGCAAGCGTCTGTATCCGCTGATCAAGGCGGCTATCGAGGCGCATGGCATCAAGCTCGCAGAAAAGGCACCGGACGCTGCCGTGCCCGAGCCAGTGAAGGAGGTCGAACAACCACTGTAAGTCTACGGGAACGGGTCTTGACACAGACACAACCTTAGCGTAGGAGCTAGAGAGAACAATGGCAGAATCCTTGAGACTGACGATTACACCCGCCGACGTCAAGCGCAACAAGATCGTCGAGGGTGGCTGGTATCAGACCAAGATCGCGGACGTGTCGATCGAGAAGTCCAAGAAGGACCCCTCGTCGAACAACGCCGTGGTCGAGGTCGAGGGTTGCGAGGGTGCCGCGGACGGTGCTCGCGCTCAGTGCTACTTCCCGGAGAAGTATCCGTCGATGGCGGTGGTCTTCGCGGAGGCGGTGCTCGGGACGAAGATCAGCGAGGAAGCGGGCGCTGACTTCACGTTCGGTCCGAACCTCAAGGGCAAGACGGTGCTGGCCCTCTGGGAGCCGGGCGAATACAACGGCCGCAAGGTCAACAACATCCGCGACTGGGCGCCGGTCACGGATCTGGCAGCGGCTGCAGCGTCGGCGTCGAACATCCCCGGCTCCGACTTCTAGGCTCCAGACCTCTGCTCTCACAGAGGGGTCGGCGCGGTGTGGCTCCCGAGCCGTGGAGAATTCGGGGGCAACCTTTTCGTATAGGAGACGTGTTACATGCGCTACTGGATGATGCCGGATGAGGTCGACGACGATTCCGAAGTCGACGCCGCGGACGAAGCGGAACTCGAAGTCGATGCCTCGGAGGAAGAGGACGACGAGGACGATGACGACGATGACGAGGATGACGACGAGGATGACGAGGACTCGCCTGATCCTGACGATCCCGAAGCTCCGGATACCGGGGCCGAGGACGAGTAGTTAGTCGAGAGGGGTGGGTAGCAGTGACCGCTGTTGCTCATCCCTTTCACTTAGGACACCATGCAGATACCAATCGAACGTATCACCTGCAACATCCCCGTAACGTGGGATGACGACAAGGAGCGGGATGAGTTCCTCGATTCGCTCAAGGAACAGGGCCAGCTTCATGCAATTATTGTTCGACCGCTGAACAATATCCTTGATGGCTACGAGGTAGTCACCGGGGCCAAGCGATACGAGGCAGCCAAGCTGTTGGGCTGGACCGAGCTCGCTGCCGAAGTGAAGCAGCCCAACGACGTGGACGCTAAGATCATGCGCGTGCACGAGAATCTGCACCGTCACAACCTCCCGTGGTGGGAAGCGGTGACGCTAGTGCAGCAGCTCCATGAACTGCGACAAGAGCAGCACGGCAAGAAGGAAGGGCGCGGCCGTCCGAAGAAGGACGAAAAGGTTTGGGGCATCCGTGAGACCGCGAGTGAACTTGGACTCTCCCTTGGCGGTGTCGCAGAGGACTTGAATCTGGCGAAGGCTGTCCAGATCGATCCCTCCCTCCGCAACATCAAGGATCGACGCACCGCAGTGAAGCTCGTGCGCGCCTCGATACGTCGCATGGAGTCCGAAACCATAGCGTCGATGGGAGAGCTGGAGATCGAAGGAGATCAGGTCTATCTCGGAGACAGCGCGCACATCTTGGAGCGCATCCCCGACTTCACCTTCGATGCCTGCGTCACCGACCCACCGTGGCTGAACTTCTACGACCCCACCCTGACGTTGGACGCGCGCACCCTGCCTGTCTTCCAGCAGTTGTTCAGGGTTCTCAAAGCTGACGCGTTCCTGTTCATGTTCGTCTCGATCGACGACTACATCTACTACTCGGGGTATGACTACCTCGACGACGCGGGCAACCAGAAGCACAAGTATGGTGCGCTCGAAAAGATCGGATTCAAGACGGCCAAGACTCCGATCTTCTGGCAGAAAATCAACGCGCTGTCTCGCCGTGGTGTGCGGACGTGGGAGTATGACCGTGACTTCGAGACGATCCTGGTCGCATGTAAGGGCTCTCCCGTTCTGGCTCGCACTGGCAATATCAGTGCTTTCAAGACCTACAAGGCAGTTCCTCCACCGTCTCTACTGCACCCTAACGAGAAACCGGTTGACCTGATCATGGACTTGATCGAGGATTGCACCTACAAGGGTGCGTTCGTCGTCGATCCCTTCGGTGGGTCAGGGGTCACTGCCGACGCATGTCTCCGGCTCGGCAGGAAATACGTCACGATCGAGAGGGACAAGGCGTTCTACGACAACATCGTAAAGCGCATCGACAAGCAGATCGACAAGACGACACCGAAGGTCGTGGCACCGGCAGCTGAAACGCAGATGTTGGAGGATTGAGATGAAGTTTTACGTGGCAGGGTCATACGCGCATCGGTTCGAGATCGATCGTCTCGTCGATGCGATCAAGCAAGAGGTTCCCGACTTCGAGTGCACCAGCACTTGGCTCCTGCAAGGGGAGGAGGACGCGGAACTCAGCAAGCTCGGGCACCAGCACTTCATCGACCTCGACTTCAGGGACGTGACGCGCGCCGATGCCATCCTGCTGATCAACGACCCCATCCTGTCGATCGATTCCACTGGCAAGTGGGTGGAACTCGGCATTGCGATGGAGCAGCGGAAGCTAGTCGTGGTGTGGGGCTGGGCACAGAAGTCCCTGTTCACGCACGACAGATTCACCGTCCATGTGGACAGCGTCTCACGGCAGGATCTCATCGAGGCGCTCAAGGTCATCACCAAGACCTACTACTGGACCGAACACAAAGACGACGACGAGGAAGACCTCAGGAGGATCACGCTTCATGCGAATCGAGCAGGAGTCAGAATCGGCCAACACGCCTACCCAGAGCCACCGCGATATCCCGAGCCAGCGGGAGGAGATCGAGAAGCGCCTGATGCAGGTGAAGATGCGCCTGGAAGTGAAGGCGGGAGTCAGAGAGTATCTCCTGGAAAAGGCGAAGTCGAGCGCGGCCCGAGCGGAGGAGTTGTCCACCGAGATCGCCCAGCTGAACCTGCAGAGGCAGGACCTGGAGGAGCAGATCCGACGGACAATCTTTTCTAGGGTCAAGTAGACCGTGGACTTAGAGGGTCTGCAATACGTTCGTGGCGAGGGGCCGGGCGATGCTCGACTCATGATCATCGGGGAAGCTCCCGGTGCACATGAGAACAGGATCGGTCGGCCCTTCGTCGGCCCTTCAGGGGAACTACTGGAGGAGATGCTTAGCGAGGCAGGTATCCATAGGTCCGAGGTCTATATTACCAACGTCGTCAAGTATCAGCCTCCGATGAATGACCTGAAGAAGATAGGTCTGATCGGACTTGATCTCGACAAGTGCATAGAGGAGTTGTGGACTGAGATTCGCACGGTTCAACCAAACTGTATCCTCGCCCTCGGCAACACAGCACTCAAAGCGACGGCACACAAAGATGGGATTCAGAAGTGGCGTGGGTCCGTCATACTCGCGAAGGACGTTCGCACGAAAGTGGTGGGGTCTATCCATCCAGCGGCTCTCCTCCACTCGGAGGGTGGCGGGCAGGGTGGAGCTTACTCGTTCTCTGCTCGTGTCTATATTGCCCACGACATTAAACGTGCAGTTGAGCACTCGCGCTTCCCAGACTACAAACCACCGAGAAGGCGACTGGAGATTATCCGTTCGGCAGTATCACTTGCTCGTTTTTTCGAGTTCTACTCGCATTATGATACGCTCTCGGTCGACATCGAGGTCATTCGAGCTATACCCATTTGCGTGGGCCTTTCATTTACTCCGAACCATGGGGTATCGGTTCCACTCTTGGACGTATTCTCGCTCCAGAATCAAACGGGGATACACAAGCACGAACTCGTTCAGATGTGGCGTATCCTTGCCGCACATCTCGCGCGCCCCGAACTCAAAGTCATCGGACAGAACTTCAAGTTCGACCACGACAAGCTAGAGCGTCCATGTGGCTTTCGGATTGGCAACTGCCGTGCTGATCTGATGTTGATGATGGCGACGCTGTATCCAGAGCTTCCCAAGTCTCTGGGCTTCAGCACGTCCATTTATACTGAGGAGCCATACTACAAGGACGATGGCAAGGACTTCAACTGGGCCAAACAGAAGATAGATGACTTCCTGATCTACAACGCGCGCGATGCAGCAGTCACTCTCGAAGCCGCGAAGAAGTGTCTGGCAGAGGCGCGACAGGTGGAAGTGCCCGGTTTCCCCAACTGGTTCGACACTTTCTACTTTGGATTCGTCCACAGATTCCATCAGTTCTACATGGACATGGAGAAGGTGGGCCTCCCGATCAACAAGGAGAAGCGCGCCAAGCTAGTCCGCGAGTATATGCAGAAGGTTGCCGAAGCCGAGGCTCGCATGACGGAGCTGGCAGGGTTCAACCTGAATGTCAACTCGCAACCACAGGTCGCTACGTATCTCTACAAGGAACTGAAGTTTCCCGAACGTGGTGAGTGGAAAGTCAATCCCAAGACAGGCAAGCGTTACTTCAAGTTCCATACGGACGAGGAAACCATTGTCGCACTGCAAGCTAACCACGCCAAGAAAGATGCGAGGAAGCGAAACTCTTGCGAGCAGATCCTCACAACGCGTCGTCTCAAGAAAGCTCTAGGCACCTACTTCCTCGCAGTCCCTGACTTCGATGGGAGAATGCGGACATCCATTCGCATTGTCGGAACCGAAACCGGACGAACTAGCAACTCTCTCCTGAAGCCACCAGTCAGACCCCAAGTCACCGTTAAGATTAACGGAAAGAAAAAGAAGAAGTCTATCGGTCTGGCTTTCCAGACTCTAACCAAGTATGGGGACGGCGCAGAAGTTCGCGAGATCTTCGAAGCCGATGATGATTATGAGTTCATCGAGATCGACCAGTCGCAGGCGGAGGCACGAGTCGTTGCTCTCCTCGGACGAGACGATAAAACTCTTGAAATGTTTGGACGCGTGGATATCCATAAGCTTACAGCTTCCTGGATATTCGGTATCAACCCTGAGAGAATTAATAAAGAACTACGGTTTATCGGAAAGACTACGCGACACGCCGGAAATTATGGGATGCGAAAGCGACGTCTCATGTTCCTCGTCAACACTGATGCCAAGCGATATCATATTGACGTTGAGATTTCCGAGTGGCGTGCTGGGGAAATCCTCGACAAGTTTCACGAGTATAACCCTTCCATACGTCAGGTTTTCCATGTCGAAGTTGAGCAAGCCCTCCTCAACAACATGATGACGTTGGTCAACCCGTTTGGTCGACGGCGACAGTTCCTTGGCAGATGGAACGATGAGCTTCTCCGTGAAGCATTTGCCCAGATACCGCAGTCCACTGTCGCAGATCAAACGAAGAGGGCAGGATTGGAGATCGTTGACAAGCTACCGGACGCGCGCAAGTGGTTGTGCCTAGAAGCGCACGATGCATTGGTAGCTATTGTTCCGAAAGCGAGGCGTGACGAGTATCTCTCGGTCGCAATCCCGGCGTTCGAGCGGCCGATCGACTTCACCCACTGCACGTTACCGAGGGAATCTCTGATCATCCCTTGTGAAGTGAAGGTAGGACAGAACTATGGTGCCTTAAAAGAGTTCGAAATCGGAGGGTATCGTGTCAAGTCCGTGGCTTGACAAGGTCCTAGAGTATGCTCGGGAATCGGAATCTCCAAAGCAATACTTCTATTGGGCCGGTCTTGCAGCTTTGTCGGGAGTTGTCCGGAACAAAGTGTTCCTCGACAAGTTCTACTACAAGCTCTATCCGAACCTCTACGTCCTGTTGATTGGAAAGTCGGGGATCAGGAAGGGCATACCAGTCGCCCTTGCCAAGCAGCTGGTGTCAGGGGCGAAAGTTACGCGGGTGATCTCGGGACGAACATCCATCCAGAAGGTCATCAGCGAGTTGTCAACCGCTCATTCGATTCAGGGAGGGCCACCACTTGTCGACTCAGTAGGCTACTTGAGCAGCTCAGAGTTCGCGTCGTTCATCATCCAAGACCAGCAAGCCCTCACGATCCTCACCGATCTATATGATGGGCACTACCACCCTGATGGTTGGTCGAACATGACGAAGGTGTCGGGCAATGAGAAGCTCAAGAACGTCTGTCTCTCCATGCTAGGGGCCAGTAACGAGGTCCACTTCAAGGAGGCCGTGCCGGAGAATGCTCTGGGCGGTGGGTTCATCGCGCGCACTGTGATCGTGTATGCTGACCGTAAGAATGGAATCAACTCGCTGACACGTAGGCCCGTCAACTCACTGGAGATAGGGGACCTACAGAAGTATGTAGAGCAGGTGAAGGCGATAGAGGGTGAGTTCAAGTGGTCAGAGGAAGGGCGCGACCTTTACGACAAGTGGTATACCGAGTTCAACTCAAAGGTCAACGATGACGATACGGGCACGTTGGAGAGAATCCACGACACGATCCTCAAGATCGCGATGCTTATCTCCCTCTCCAGAAAACTGGACCTCGTCCTTGAAAAGGAGGATATCGAGGAGGCTCTGGAGCAGGCAAGGCGAACAGTGCCTGGCGTTCGTCGCGTTACGATGGGTGCCGGAAAGAATCCTCTCGGACCACAGACAGCGCTTGTTCTCAAGGAGCTTATTAGCAGGCCTCCGACGTTCTCAGCGTCCAAGTCAGAGATCCTAACGAAATACTGGGGGCATCTGGACTCGTATGACTTGGATCGTATCATGGAGTCCTTGCAGCAGCAGAAGGCCGTGAAGGTCAGTGAAGGGGGTGGAGATACCTACTACATACTGAGCTCAAAGGTTGTCGAAAACTTCAGCAAGTTGTCGCAGTGAGGATACCATGACCAGTGACGAAGAACTCATCGAGCGATTCAAGCACCATCCACCCACGGCGGACCAGATCATTGAAGCTCACGACATGATTCGTGAGGAGTTCAAGGACCTGGCCCTGAAGATGAACGACACCATTCCCGAGGGACGGGAGAAGTCGCTCATGTTCACGAAGCTGGAGGAAGCCATGTTCTGGGCGAATGGTGCTGTCGCTCGGACACAGCGTGTTGGCCCCTAGCGACGCCGCGCTCTCTTGGGTCGAGGCTTGCTGCTAAATCTGACAGGAGCCTCGACCGCTCCCATGATTGCCTCCGGAAAGCTCGTTCCCTCGAACATCATTTCCTTCGCAGCCCCAAGATACTGAGGCGTGAAGGGATCAGTGATGTTGGAGATGTTCCTCTGCACCGACGTGCCAAAGGGAACAGGCTTTCCGAACGCCGTCTTGCCTCCCAATTCCCGACCTCTCCAGTCCTCATTGTAGAGCCAGTTGCCGAACGAGGCAGCAGGCAGTGAGGCACGGTTCTTGAGGATTCGTCCCGCCTGACTTAGATCACCCTTGGCCGCGGCAGTGACAGTCTCTGCTGGAAGTCGGATGGCGTCGAATGCTGTGCCGAACGGGTTGATGTGGACCTTCTTCCTCTTGTTCCCCGATTTGATGGTCTGGCCAGTGTCGATCTGCAACGTGTGGCCTGGGTCGTTCTGCCACATGAAGTGACCCGACATGAACTTGTTCGCTGCGTTGGCAAGCAGATACGATCCGAAGAAACCTGCTGCCATCTGCTTGTAAGGCTTGCTCTCAGCGCCTCCCTTGACAAGCGCCTTGCCCATGCCCACACCGACGCGCGCGTTCGATTCCAGCCAGTCTGGTGCAATCAGGGCCGAACGCATGACGGTTTGGAACGACTTGTCCCGAAACATCATGTCGATATTGATACCACCAAAGGTCTCGTTGGCTATCTTGCCAGCCTTCTGCATCGCCACCTTTTCAGTCATGCCATCTCGCATGAACTGAGTGGTGAGGTCCTTGGCGTGCTTGAGCTTGAGCGCTGGGACCATGTTCTGGAATAGTGGGTCCTCAAAGTATTTGCCGTGCAGTTTCAGGAAGGGATTGGTGTGGCGTTCTTCACCAAACTTGAACCCCTCCGTGGACATGTTCAGCCCCTGCTCGACATACTTCGGTGCGTCCTTCAAGTTCTCCTTGAGGTAAGCCTTCGCGCTCTGCCATGGTGCGACCTTCTCGATCTTCCTCGCTACCGGATTGTCGGCACCAGTGTTGAGCATGTAGCCAATGCCCTCCAGTGTGCCCTTGATGACTCCCCGAGCGGCTCCCGTGCGCGCAAGAATGTTCAGCCCATGAGCATTTAATGCGGTGCCCGGAACCATGCCAGATGACATGGCAATGTCCTTGCTCGTCTGCACCACGTCACCCACGGAACTCCAGAATCCGGTGGGCTGCTTGATGTAGTTCTCGACCACCTTCACGATGTCGGGATGCGCCTTATAGGTATACTTCAGCTGTCCCTTCTTGCCGAACGAGGGGAAGTAATCCGACTTCAGATCCTCCCATCCATGAGGCGCTTTGCCTGCAGGACGGATGAGGCCTGAGTCGCGCATCTTGAAGAAGAACTCTCTGTCAGCCTTGGCCTTTTCGAGAGACTTCTCATACCAGTTGACAAGCTCGGAGATGTTCTTGATCTTCGGTTTGAGGCCCATCTCCAGGCCTTCCTTGTAGTTCTCGACAACCGATTTGAGAGTGAACGTCGGCTTCATCGTCACCCGCCCTTTGGGGGTAGGTGGGACTGCAAGGGGATCACCTGGCTTGGCAGTCGTTCCGTATTTCTTGGCGAACGCTGCACTGATCTCCTCTGGTGTGTTGTCCCAGAGCTGGGGCAGGTAGTTCTCCTTCAGGCCAAGTGCCAGGTCTGCGTCGATGGCACGCTGGCGACCGGTCTCGAAATACTTGGCCACGTCAGGATAGCGTTCAGGGTGCGCCTGATACTCGAGGACCTTCTCCAGTTCAGGTGCGTCAAGATGACGGAATTTCTCACCCTCGATGACACCACGAGTCTCAGCCGCCGACCTCTTGCCCATCCAATCACGGAGAATCGGCACTGCCTCCGGAATCGTCTTCTCGATCTGCGAAACTTTGGTCGAAAACTTCTTCTTGGCAGCCTCGCTTATCTCGGTAGCCTTCGCACCGACAGCAGCCTTTGCCTTGCCAAACCCTTCACCGATAGCGCCGACGTCGAGGAAGCCACCTTCCTCCTTGATCAGCCGCTTGAGGTGCTTGACAAAGATGGCGCGTGGAATACCAGCTTGCGCGGCAGCCGCGTTGATTCGCTGACCATCCTGCTGGAGCAGCTTCAGTCCAACAAGACGTGGGTTGGTGACGTTGTCGGGATCTGGATGACCAGCAATGGGATCAGTCCCAAGAATCTCGTCGATCTTCGCCACCGCTCGTCGACCAGCCGCACCAATCCTCGGCCCAGCTGGGGGTGGCGGGGGAGGAGGTGCCGGTGGACCTGACGATGGTGTCTCTGGTGACAGGGCAGGAGCGTTGGGATCAAGGATGTCTGGCATCGCTCCGACACGTGGACGCAGAGGAACACCACCACGAGCGATGTTCCCTTGTGCGTCACGGGGCAGATTGAGCTCGTCACCCACCATGTCCTTGATCACGTCGACCATGACGTCACGGCGGTTCTCAGGACGACCCACTGCGGGGAGTTCGTTACGTGCTGCAATCTCTCCGGGAGCAAGGACATTCGGATCTCCAACCGGATTGAAGACCTCGGGTTCGATAGGCTCGATCATCGGGCGCACAGGTCGGCGTCGTCCTTCGACACCAATCTCGGCCGCGATTTGGGCAGGCAGCTTGACCTGTTCACCAATCTGCTCCGGACCCCACGTCATGTTCATCGCGTTCTCGGTGAACGGATTCGCGAGGTTGCTCATGTTCTCTGTGTAGACACCCTCATGAGCATCAGCGACACCAGCGGCACCAGCGTAGAAGCGCGGCCCCGTCTTGGACGGTGGGAGGACAGGGTTCTCCTGCTGCAAGAGGCGCGTCGGGTCCGTGATGGGAGGCGGAGCAGGGGGATTGGCAAGCTGATTGTATCGATTGTAGCCACCCCTCGCACCAAGCACACCACCAGCGATCTCAGGCAGCGCCCATGCCGCCTCCTGCCAGTTGTCCGCGTTGGCAAGACGATAGCCACCGTGTGCTGCCAGACCAGCACCGGCTCCTGCCTCGATTGCAGACAGTGCCTTGGATGCGGCTCCCAAACCAGCCCTTGCAGACAGACCTGCACCACCCGTGGTAGCCATCAGTCCGAGGGACATGGGAGAGGTGAAGGATGAAGCTACATCACCAGCCCCCTCGACAGCGCCCTTCATGAAGCCGGTCGCGGCCGCTGTGTAATCCCCCAGATTGGTGCCAGTCCACTGATTGATTCGATCACCCATCGCCACTTCGTCAGGTGCGATGCTGGTCAACCACCGAGCCGCTCTGGAGGGAGCATCGGTCAGAGGCTTGTTGGCCCAGTCCCACGCCTTCTGTAACCCACCACCTTCTTGCTGGCGCTGATACAGTTCGATATCCTCCCGCGTTGGAGGCTGCTGACCATACCAGTCCATCTCCATCACTTCGCCAGTGTTCTTGTTACGGAACCGGAACTTCGTCTGGCGTTCATGACCAGGCTCTGGTATGTCCAGTCGCGACTGTGGAGCCGGAGCTGGGGCCTGTTGCCTCTGCATCGCTTCAGGACCATACGATCCATCTCCCAGCTGTGGCCGAGAGTTGTAGGAGAATGGCTCTGGCATCCCGAAGTTTGGAGCCGGGGGCTGGACCTCAGGTGTGAAATCCGGTGTGAACCAGTTGGTCTGCTGGCTCACGAACGGATCATAGCGACGTGGTTGCGGGTCTGGTGGATACATGGCTACTGTCCTGGCCCGAGCAGTTCCCACGGATTGTCGGCGCTGTTCTGGTCGTTACCACCGCCGAACTGCATCTGACCCATCCTCGCACGGTAGTTCACGTTGCTCTCAAACTCGCTCTGGAACTTCAGGAAGTCCTGATACTCCGGCGAGTTCACTGAGGGCACACCGTTCGGGTCGATTGTGTAGTCCCCGTTGTCGTCTGTTGTGACGTAGTCGGGATACTTCGCCTTCAGGTTCTGGAGTTCGCTCTGCTGGAACTTCTCCATGTCGGTGCCACCCGACTTACCCATCAGCTTGATTCTCTCGTTCTCGTTGCCGATGTGTGCCCAGCCCTGCAGCGTGCCTTCTCCACGATTGGTGATCAGGGAGTCGATATTCCGACCCTGATTGGCGACGCTCTGCTGCTGGGTCCCTGCGTTGATGCGGCCCGTCTGAGCAGTGAACGCATTGGTGCCAGCGTTCATCCGATTCGTCTGGGCATTGCTGGTCTGAGCCGCACCCGTGACGTTGCGGAAGCTGGCAAGGGAGTTGATGTCTCGGTCGAACTGTCCGAGACGCTTCCTGCCATACTCCTGATCCCAGCCGAGACGACCTTCACCTGTCGCAGCTTCACGATTCCGAACCGCCAGATCTCCACGATCCTTCTCCAGCTGGCGCCGGTAATCGTCGTATTTGATCCCGAGCTCGTTGGCCTTCATGATGTGGCCAACCATGTCGTCGATGCCCTGACGTTCGAGACCAGCAGCTTCCTTGAGCGGTGCCGCCTGGTTGTAGTAATCAGACAGCGCTGTGTCGTAGCGTGAGCGGTTCATGCCCATCGCTGTCTTGATACCAGCACCGGCGTCCTTGAATCCGGACGAGATGCCAGCAAGACCAGCAGCGACGCGGTCCCACTTCGTCGGGCGATAGTTTTCAGACTGAGGCATCTCGCTCAGATGTGAACGATAAGCGTTCAGCGCGGGCGTCGAACCATACGCCTGACGCACATCGTTGTAGTAGTTCTGGCTGGAGCCCATCTGATCCTGTGGATCGTATTGCTGTGGACTCCAAGCAGAGAGTGAGTCATCCGGTTGGAACGCATCACCAAACTGACGCTGGACCCGGTTGCTCATGAACGGCGACTGATAGGGTTCGTATGGCATGGCTATTCTCCTACGTAACCGCCGTTGTAATAGCCACCGCCCTGCTGTCTACGCTGTCCGCCACTGCCAATGCCGAGCGCTCCGAGACCAGTCATGCCACCTGCAGCAGCCCCAGCGAGGCCACCGATGGTCGATGCCCAATCACGATTCGGATTGTTCTGCATCCTCTGACTGACCTGCGAGTTCGTATCGTTCATCTGCTGACCACGATTGGCGAGCAGGGCGTTGTTCCACATGTTGACTTCCCCAGGCGTGGACTGATAGAGGTCCATCATCCCACCTGCGGAGTCCATCGTGTTGCCGGACTCGAAGTTTGCCAGCCACTGAAGTCCACGAGTTTGGTCAGCACGCGATGCTGCTGATCGAGAGGCCGCTGCGTTAGCTGCAGCCTGCTCTGCATCTGCAACACCCTTCAGACCTGTGGTGCCAAAGAATCGGCCCTGCTGAATCAGGCCACCGAGTCCCAGCTCGCCTTCAGTCCAGCCTTTCGATCCAGCCAGCTGGTTCTGGGCGATGTCGGAGAGCATGCCTTGACGCATACTCCCTGCACCCTGCAAGCCTTGCATCATGTTGCCAGTGCGGAGACCCTGATAGGCACCCTCAGCTGCGGCACCACCCTCGGCACCCCACTGGCGACCTTCCCGAATCCTGTCGGAGAGGCCCAACTCTGTATCGAGAGTCTGCTCGCGCATCCCCTTCGACTGCTCTCGGGCCAGCCTGGCAGACATGGCGGCAGCTGCGGCGGGATTCCCACCTTGGATGCTTGCCATACGATTCTGCCCTTGTCGGACAGTGTCGTAGAAGGCAGGCAGGGTGGAGTTCGAGCGCGCCCGGATGTCGGCCATCTGCTCGGGCGTGTAACCGCCTGTGTTCTGAAACTCCTCGAACACACCACCACCACGCATCCGATTCGTGGAGTCAGCGTCGAAGCCTCCAGTGCGGCCAAACTCCTCTAGCCCGGCGATGTTCTTCTGCTGCGCTGCTCGATCAGCCGCACTCCAGCCACCAGTGCCAGCAATCGAGCGCATCCCTGCCATCGCGGCTCGGATGGGTGCTGCATCGACACCACCGCCCTTGCCAGAGAACTCGGTGTAGAGTCCTTTGACACCACCGTAGCGGCTACCGGGAGCAGCACCACCCCCTCCGCCACCGCCACCACCTCCGCCACCGTCACCTCCGTATCCGAGCGAGTTCAGATACTTCTCTCGGAGTGACGGATCAATCCAGCCCGCGCCCTGTCCAACCCTGTTCAGGCTGTCGAAGGCGGTTTGCTGGATGTTGTTCGCAGCGTTGACAGCCTGTTGCTGTTGTGGCTGCGCGATGGCATTGTAAGCGTTCGCACCGGAGCGCGCCCACTTGTTCTGCTCATCGATCATCTGGTTCGTCTTTTTCTTCTCAGCCCCGCCACCCATGACACACTCCTAACGCGGCAGAACGGTAACGAGGACTGCAACGAGCACGAACAAGATTGCAGGCCACAGGGGGACGGTTGGCTTGACGACGTGTGCGAGAAGACAAGCTGCCGCACAGAGCAACAGGATGACTACTGCTGTCATTGCCATCACTCCACATCCTTAATGAGATGCTCGCCGAGAACATCCCTGAATCCGTAGTGTTTCCGCATGACGTCGCCGAAATCCGGGTCCTGAACCGTTGCGTGTATCTCAGCTATGCCAGCCCTCTGCGCACCCATGATTGCGACTGGCATGATCTGCCTGAATGCCTTAGCTCGGACGATGGGAGACCGATCGTGGTCCATGATCATCACCGTCTCAGCAAAGACCTTCAAGTTCCCAAACGCTATGATTCCTTTATCGTCCTCCACAACACAGTCGATAATCGATGGCAGCAGCTTGGGCAACGAGAACTGATGTGCATGGTGTTTCTGCCAAAGTTCGTCGATTACCTTCAGATCTGCTGGGCTATACCGCCTGACGTTCACCATACGACCTTTGTCGCAGAAGTGTGACCACTGACGATTGATGGAGTCTTTGGGACCCACTCCCAGCCAGTCGTCTCGGCATAGGAGTAGAACACAACCTCCTTGGTCCGGCTCATCAGGTTGGTCAGGAAGATCTCGGCACCTTCTGGATTCTCCTCAAACCGTTGGACCGATATGAACGCGACGTCAAAGTCTCGGTCGAATACGGCGGGGTCGAAAATGTTCAGAGTGCGAACATTCATATCCGGTATCGCAGCAGCAATCGCAGCCGGATTGATGTCAACCCCATGCAGCTCAGAAGCGATACCTCGATAGACCTTCAAGAGCTGTCCAGTCCCACATCCGAGATCGATGAGCGTCTTGCCCTTCATGTCACCCGCCGCATGGATGACAGTGTTGTGAGCCTTGATCATTGCATCGTAGCTGCTGAATCCGTTCAGCGACCAAGTGTTCTTCTTCTGAAACATGATACGCTGACGCTCCGGAGTCCTGAATGGAAACTCTGTTCCTCTCGCACCTGCTTCCGGATACAGTGAACCTACCTGGTGCACCGTATATTTCACCAGCGTCGCATCGGTTCTGGAGATGATGCGGCACACCGGGGTCACGATCTCTGCGATGCCATGTAGTGCCGACCACTTCACCGGCCACTGGAGAGCCTCGCTCAGCGTCCGATACGCCTCAGGATAAAGCTCTCGAATGACAGGTCGAATGCTGTCAACGTAGTCGATGGTCGCTCGGCAGTGAAGAGAGCACGGTAGATGCGACACCCAGCGTAACCCGAGATGACGCAAAGTAACGTTGCAAGCAGGATCAGGCGCAACAGTGATGACATCGTAGAGATCCGGCTCGTTGCCGTTCCTTGCCTGCTCCCAAGTGGTATCGACTAGGTTCTTCTCCACCCAGGTAGCTTTGAAGAATCGACGACAGCACTCAGGATATCCCAAGAGGATACCAATGGTCTCGTTGTCTCCGGTTTCCCAGGCGTTGAGCCAGACCGTCGCAACCATGTTTGTGCAGACTGCGACACGGTAGTCGAACGGCTGACCCTCGACGTAGGCCGGAGTAGTCGACGCATAAGGCTGACCTCCCCTACCCTGCTGTGCAAGGATGACCAGTATCAGGCCAAGATCGTGAACCGTGCGCGAAAGCCTCGGCATGTCCTCTGGTGAGACGACCAGTAGCGCACCTGCCTTCAGGTTGCGTGCTACTAGCTGAATCTCCAGATCACGCCACATCGCAGAGACTTCCCTGAAGCGCGGCTCCCAGATCTCACGCGCGCCCGGTGCCCATTGGCTCCGAGTGAAGTCCTCCAACCTGAAATCAGCGCACTTCACGGCGAACCTCCGCGTAGGCTTGCACCCGAGCATCTGTGTGATCACCGTGCGCATCGCCGTGCTTCGAGTCCCCATGTGGGGCATCGCCATGAGCAGCAGTGGGGCGATTGCCAGCGAAGAACTCCTGTTCCCACTTTGGCCTGCAAGGAGACAGTGACGCTGGAGTCTGGCCGAGATCGATCATCATGTTCTCGTAGTGCTCGAAGATCGCCATGATGACCTCGCAATGCTCGGTCCGATTCCGCCAGTCGCCGTCGAGTCCAGTGCCGGGACATTCACCCTTGCACATGAGGAAGAAACGGCATCCCTTGCAGCCACCGTAATTGTATGGCGTGTTGTAGAGCGCGTGCTGGCGCTCGATACCGGATGTGTCAGCCTTCTTCCAATCGACTCCCATCTTGTTCGTGCGGTTGCAATTCGTCAGCTCGCCCTGACCGTTGATGCCCTGAACCGCTGGCGTCGTCATCACGTCGCAAGCATGCCAGACGCAGTTTGTCCCCTCGGTGTTTCCACGGAGGAGATTCTGGTATGCCTTGAAGTTCTCGAAACGGAGATTCTTGAAAGATCTCTCCATTCCCATCAGGTGCTTCATGCGCTGGATCAAGATCGGTGTATCGACCCTGAGCTTGGACGCCTGTCTGCTATCGACCTCAAGGTAGTGCAGATTGACCCACCGAAGTCCCAGCTTGTCCAATCTCTCGAACCATTCGCAGAGCATCCAGAACGTGTCCTCATGGCAGTTCCCCCGCCAGAGGGTAGTGATTATCGAGACTTGGATTCCCTCGCGATGGAGCCTCTCGATAATGTCCGTTGTCTTCTTAGTTGCTGCGCGAGTTTCTTCCTGCGTTCCTGCCGCTCGCGCATCAGAGCATCGTTCCGGGCCGTCGCAAGAGATACCGATATGCGTATTATATCTCTTAAATAGATCAATGTGCGCCTCCGTGATCAGCGTCCCATTGGTCTGTGCACCAGTGGCTCCATGACGCTTGAAGCCATACTCCAGCGCCTTCTCGATGCGATCGATGGGCGCGAGGAATGGCTCTCCACCGTGAAGGGAGAACTGTCCATGCTTGTCCAACTCGGCGCGCACCTTCTCCCAGTCCCACGGCACGTTGACGTTCTTCGCGTCACGCAGGGGATTCTCGTAGCAATACACGCAGCCGATATTGCAAGCGACACCGGACGGATTAAGTTCTACGCTCACGCCGTCAACCTCACTGTCGCCGTCCCACCGTTGACTCGGAGGAAGCCAGCCGCCACGTCGACGCCAGATTCCGAGAACGCCGCCCCGGTCGCAACGACGCTGTTCTTGGCGCCAGTCATGTCCGAGTTGTTGCTGATGTCGATCGAAGTCGCCGTCCCTGCCGTGATGAACAGGCGGCACTTCTTGCCAGGCAGTGCGCGAGGCACGTTGTCCGCAATCACCTGCGGATATCCGATGCTGATTGAGGAAGGCATGTCAACTCCTAAATGTCCTGGTGTCCCGAGTCACTGTGGGCGATATCCGTATGAGCACCATCTTCATGGTCCCCATGAGCTACGTCAGTGTGAGCTATATCAGTATGCAATTCAACCAACGCTGGTTGTGCAACGAGAGCTTGGTCTTGATGATCGTTGTGACCCTCATCCTGATGCGACACGTCTTGGAATGCTACGTCCTGGTGTCCTGCGTCTCCGTGAGTGTCTCGATGATCGTTGTGCGTCGCGTCAGAGTGAGCGGTGTCCTTATGCACAATGTCATCGTGATCGTTATCCGTATGGTCCGTATGCGATCGATCAGAATGAGCTACGTCCTTGTGAGCAACGTCAGTATGCGAATTCTGAGAAGCATAGTCATAATGAGGTGTATCGGCATGGAAGTCGGAATGACCATAATTGGGAGGCGAACCCCATTGGGGAATATCCACGTGATTCGATGGATAAGTAGTATCCCCATGAGAGCCATCAGTATGGTCGTTATGGCATCCCGGATGTGTCCAATCATGATGGAGACTGTATTCTGAATCAGCATGATTATCTTGATGCGCACAATCAGAATGAGGCTGGTCAGCGTGAGCCACATCACCATGAGCTGTATCAGTGTGACTGTCCAGATGACTTATATCATCATGGTCATTATCAGTATGATCAACATGAGTGACGTCACTGTGAGCAACATCACTATGAGTGTTATCCTGATGGTCCGAGTGCGCCACATCAGAGTGCGCCGAATCTTCGTGAACGATGTCCCCATGCGCGCCATCCGAGTGCGTGTTGTCTTGATGGTCCGAATGAGCAACGTCACCGTGCCCTTGCCTGTGCGCCCGACTAAAGTCCAGCCAGGAGATGCGTTTCTGGTTGTCAATCCAAACACTACCAGCAATGCCAGTCGTCTGCTTGATGAGCGTGTGGAGAATCCGATACTCGAAGTTGTCTGCTCCGACGTAATAAAGAAAATCAGACTCAATCCACAGGGAGCCGGGAAGTCCAATCTCTATGACACCAATGACAGTCTCGCCCTGATACTTCCACTCACTCATGTCACTCGCGACAAAGTGAAGGGCAGTTCCTTCCACCCAAATGCTACCAGGGACCTTAGCCATTATGCTGAGACGAACTTATCAGTGCCGACCGGGATGACGAGGCCGTTGCGGATGTAGAGCGCATTTGGCCTCACTGTGTTCGTGCCGATGCTAGCAACTCCGTCAGCAGCGAAAATGAGATTGCCTGCCAGAGTCAGTGACGTAATACCAGAGAGCGAACCGCCGGTGATTGCAACGGCAGAGGCGTTCTGAAGCGCCATCGTGCCGAGGTTGAGATTGCCCAAGATACCTGACGGAGTGCTCGCGCCCGTGCCGCCACCAGCAATGGAGATGACTTTGTTCTGCCACGCCGCACCATCCCACTCTTGAAGCAGGTTAGTGGAGCGTTGGTATCTGATGGCACCCGCTGGTGGATTTGCAGGGTCATTGACGAACATCTGCGCTGCATCATTCAAGCGGCTATCGAGCTCGGCCACGAAATTGATGTAGTCGCTGGTAATCGTCGGTTTCAGCCAGTCAGCCATTACTTGACCTCGCGCAACGCCTGTTGATGTTCCTTGTCAGGCACCAGAAGTCTTCCTCTGAGCTCCTGATTCTCGTCGTTGAGCTTGTTGTATTCGATGGTCATCAACTCCATCTGGTTTCGAAGTTGCTCGACTTCCAGCGTCTTGAGACCAAGCAGTGCGAGAGCATCCGTTATGTTAGCGTTCAGCGGCATCGTCGGTTCCTATGGAATCTCGTAAGTGATTGTCCCTGCAGCGTAAGTAGAGTTGGCAAACGAACCGATATTCGTAGCATTGAGCGTGCCCAAAACCAGAGTGGCTGCACCTGCCGCTATGGATATCGAGACACCTTGCCACGCGTTGCTAAGAACGCCGCGACCAGAAGCCTGAGCAGTGTATGCTCCGCACGTGCAAGCAGCGGGAAGTGCTATGTATAGATAAGTAGTGCTTGCACTGTTGGTCGAAGTGGCGATGTTAAACGAAACCGTGCAGGTCTTCCCGACTATCATGTATCGGAGATAGCCGAAGTCGCCAGCCTCTACCGTCCACGTTCCAGTCGAAGCTGTGAATAGACCAGCACTGTATGGAACGTTAATCCAGACACCCTGAGGAACAGTCCTGCCGAACTCGTAGTATCCAGTTGCAGCATTGACATAGCCGGTAGCTACCAAAACTCCAGTTAGTGATATGTCACCAACGATTGAAATGGCACCAGCATTGGTAATACCGATACGAGCAATGTCGTTGGTCCTGATGGTAAGAGTGCCACCTTTCGCGTTGATGTTGATGCCAGCAGCCGCAGCCAAGCTGACCATATTGAGCATGTCTGGGTAGTAGCCCGCGACTGCTCCATACGTGCTCGACATGTGCAGAACCTGGGAGCGGTTGGCCCCGAGGTTGTTTGCAAAGATGATACCAGCATACGCAGACGCAGCCGCACTCGTGTTGCTCATGCTCAGAGTGTTGCCGCCTGCGTAGTTGGCTTGGAAATCGTGCGAGCCGATACCTGTCGCCTTGACTGTGAGGATGCCGCCTCGTGTGAGCGTCATCAACTCAGTGGCAACGAAGGCATCGTTGAGTGAGCGGAATCGGAGGATTTGGGCATCAACCTGCATGTCCCAAAGCTTCAGGTTCGCAGCTTGATCAGTCTCTTGAAACCTCAGACTTGGCGCGACACCGGAATAGGTCTGCTGGCCAGTCCAATCAATAGGCACCGTTGGGTCGACACCACCACCTACATCAGGCAGGCGAGCGGGGTCGATGATACCCTGTGTAAGGATGGAGGCATCCAGAGGGAGTTGTCCGAACGCGACACCATCTGTCGAATACTCGAAGATGTGCGTCGTCTCGTTCCACCGCATCCAGCGAGTAGGCACTAGACTATCCCCCTAGCCTTCCAGCTACAAACCGCCGTGACTCGATTCCCGGTGCTGTCGAACACGAACACCTTGAAACCAAGTGGATTCGGAACATCAATGAAATCGTAAATCGCTGTCAAAGGCTCCACCTGCTTCGTCGGTCCGAGCGTAATGGAGTCAATGTCTTTGAAGGTCTTGTTGAAGTAGACTGGAGTTCCACCTACATCAGCAGACAGCGCACTTACGAATCCAGAATCAATGTCCCGCTTCACGTCCAACAGGATGACCAAGTTCGAGAAGATTGCAAGGGCCTTCGCATTGTCTGACGTGAAGTTGAACGTAAGCCTTGCATACCGGAAGCTCTCAGCGAATGCCGACGCACTCAAAGCTGGCTCGCTCCAGTTTATGCCGTCAAGTGAGAACTCAATCTGTGGTTGAGCACCGACTGTTCCAAGATTCGACAGTTGGTCCAGCACCCAGCTCAAGTTCAGGATGACGTTGTTGAACACGCCTCCGTAATCGATAGTCTCCTGATACATGGCCGTGAGGGCCATAGGTGCCAGGTAGACCGGGTATCCAGCGCTGACCTGATCAGACGGCTGGTCCCAACTATCTTCAAGCCAGTGACTCTCCCACGTATCGTCAAGGTCCACACAGACGAGAAGCTTGCCAGTGTTGCTGGCGAACCAGACGTAATCCGTGGTTGCCCAACCCTGCGTATCTGTGTAGTCCCATCCGAGGGCTGGTTCACCCCAGATGAGGGCATTGACTCTTGTCCCAGCGAGAAGCGAGACGCGAATGTCTTGAAGCTCAAAGTCCGGTGGCGCGTTGACTACAGCAGTAACAGAAGCACGAGCGCTCCGATTACCAGCAATGTCAATGGCCTCAACGGAGTAGACATTCGTGCCTGCCAGATTCTCAAACCAGACAAAGAAGTTCGAGTCGATGTGTCCAAGTAGAGCGTTGTTCCGATAGACGTCGTAGTAATCGATCTCCCACGTCGAATCAGGTTCCGAATACCGCAGGAGGACGTTGTTGTCGATAACCTGAGCGGTGATTGATATTGAGCCAATCGGGGGAATTGGAACCACGATTGACTTGAAGGTCTCCGCATAGACCCCGATACCATTCCTCGCTCTCACCAAGTAGGTGTGACTCCCGACCAAAATCGGATCGAGTCGCACTTCTTGTTGATTCGTCGCCGTCACGAATGTAGCTGTGTCCCACTCTGTTCCTTTACGAACCTCGTATGACGCGGCGTTCGTTGCACCAGACCAGTAGATTCTCAGGATGCGCTGATTGAGAATCTCGTAGTTGATGGTCGTCGGCGATGTCGGAATCGCTGCAATCGACCCTGGCCCTTGCGTGATCTGGCGAACGATTGGGTCTACTTCCGCTTGAAGTTCACCAATCGTCTGAACGAACATCTGCAGAATCTGATACAGCTTCGGATCAGTATGCTGGTATCCTTCAACCAGCGAGGCGAACGTAGTGATGCGTTGGGTAGCCATTAGACGTTGACACGTCCGACCCAAAGCATTGTCGCGTAGAACTTCAGACGAGTGAGATGGAAATAGTCCTCAATCCCATTCGTCCGGATCTTCACCGAGGCGCGCTCGTCCTGAAAGTTGAACATGCGCTCGAGTGTGCGGCCAGGCGCGCTGCTCAATGCGATGCCTGCGGGCTGAATCGCGCGCGCTCGGTCGATACCAGTAATGATGATGTCCATCGGCCCGTTGCCCTTCACCCTGAGCTGAAGGTGTCCGAACTGATAGATCACTGGATCAGCTTCGTCCGCATCAGCAGGCAAGAGAGCAGTCTCGATGAAGCTCTCGATTGCCGTGTTGGAGTCGGTTAGCTTCGTGATATCGTAAACGTAGACGTTGTCCTCAATCGATCCGAAGCGGAATTGAGCACGCTTGGTCGCTGCGTTCAGGTCCACTGCGATAGTCGTCGGAGTCTTCGGAAAGCTCCATGTCGTCCATCGGATATTCGCCGGATCAATTCCGTCTACTACATCACCCACGAGGACATGGGAATTGGTCACCGCATCATCGAGGGGAACAGCGACGTAGATGAGCGACTTGATTGGGTCGTAAACAACCTCTACCTGGTTGAAATGATTCCGGTTGATTCGATTCCAGATGTCCTCAATCTTCCTGCTCAGGTCGTTCTCCGAGAAGGTTCCGTTGAACAGGTAGAGGGCACTCCGGTCAGCGCAGAAGAAGTTGTCAAGCGTCGCACCGTTCTGGTCCAGAATCTTGGCGACACCGTGGCACTCCGTCCCGACAGACAGATCCACGTTGTTCACCTGCCAGAACACAGGATTGTCATCGGTCTCAGCGGTGACGTAGGTCTTACCACCACCCTTGAGGATGTAATACTGCATCCGGAACTCGACGCAGTTCTTAACACCTCCGGCAGCATCACCAGGGAAAGCGAGAATGAATCCTTCCGTCGCCGATATCGATTCTGGCTGCCCTGCCTGCGAGAAGAAGACTCCTGCTTCGACAGTGTCCGTTCCCCACACCGTCATGCGGTTCTTGTAGACTCCGATGCCCACGCCTGCGGGGATGATAGCCAGCTCGTCCAACAGGTAATCGGCACTGCCCTGTAGGTCGGCGTCGAAGAAATCAACCGTGATGGTCGTGGTGATGTTGTCACCGATGCGACCGTTCGGGATGATGAAGAACTCCTGATTGGCCGCGTCGCCTGCGTAGTCGGTCGCGAGCTTCTTTGTTGCCAGCAGGACGCGCGCAACCGTCCCAACAGGTCCAACAGGGACATTGCTCAGGTCGACCTTCCTCGCTCCTGGCGCATCGTAGAGCGTGAACGGTGATGGTCCGGGCTGTGTCAGGTGGCCTGAACTTGTCTCGTAAGAGACAGCGAAGAGGTGCTTGCCCTTCTCCACGCTGCCATCAAACGTCGCCGTAGCCGCCACAATCGGAGCGCCCGTTGGAGCTGCTCCAGCAGCGGGTCGAGCCACACCAGAGCCTTCATAGACGTAGACCTTCTCGCCGGGTAGTCCGCGAACGCCATTGTGTGGAGTGATGTAAGCACGGTTGTAAAGCGACACCATGCTGAAATCAATCATTCCAGCAACAGTGAGTATGGGCGTATCCAGATCCGTTGTGTCCCAGATACGCCCACTGCCGTCGAGAATGAGTAGACGATCAGCCTCACCAGTCCTCTTGTAAGAGTGCATCCGGCGAATGTTGGCGAGGATAAAGGACTGCTCGGTGCCCTTCCTTGTCCCCACGCCAAGCTCAGTGAAAATCACGTTCAGAGAATCGAGGAAGTGATTGGGCGGGCAGACGTCATCCTCGCCCCGATCAAACGTGCCTCGGAACTCGCTAACCGTAATTGGCTGATGGTCTCGCTGCATGTGTTACACCGCCGCGATTGCGGGATACCACTTGTTCTGCGAGTCGCTCCAGGTCAACTTCTGCGCACGGTTCTGCACCAGAGCGACGGCAACCGCGATGTTGCCAGTGGCGTCCGTGGCGAGTCCCGCCGCCAGAGGAATGAGTGTGACCTCCTGTGAAGCGACTCCGCCAGTCTTGGGCAGGATGGTCTTGATGACCACCGAACCCGAGATGACGAGAATGTCCGCATCAGCGTTGATGATGTTCGCTGACGCTACGACCCTCTCGGAACGCTTGCTTACGACTCCAGAAAACATGTCCCCTCCTAGTTCGGTCTGCGATACCGTGTCCGACGCCTTCTTGCCGGGAGTCCCTGATTCTGCCTGATCGCGGTGACAATCAGGCGGTCCAGTGCCATCCCGGTATCGGAATCGAGTTCGTCAGCCCGCGTCGGATTCTCACCGATGAACCGCGCTGCGAGTGCTGCCGTTCTTGCTGCGAGCACTGACATCGCGTTGATGATTCCGATGGTGCTGTTCTCGCCTTGGAACGGCGTGAGAGACTTGACGTAACGTATCCGAATCTCTCTGTCCGCCGTCGCACCGAGGAAGTGAACCTGCTCCTCACGCCAAATCCAAACTCTCAGGTGAGTCGTCGGGACTTGATCGGGTTCCCAAGACCGCTCGTCCATCTCGCTGAACTGATCAGAGGACCCCGGCGAGCGCTCTGCAATCTCGATCGGCCTCAGCATGTCGGGCGGAGGAACCTGAAGAAGCACAGTGCCTGCTACGATGGTGGAGATTGCGGACACGTCCACCGTCGTCTTCAACCCATGAAGGTTGTAGTAGTCCTGCAACTCCCTGTATGCCTTGTTCAGGTAAGGGAGAAGCGAGTCGCTGGTGTAGAAGACGCCACCCAAATCGTTGAGTAGTGCCTTCGACTCCATCATTACCTGTCCCGCTGTGTCAGGCATTGCAGTCCCTGTAATTGTTCAGCCGATGAACTTAAAGCGATGCGAACTGTGCTGCCTTGTAACGAGCCTCGTCCAGCACGAATCGGCAATGCGAGCAGACGATTGCGCGCGGGTTGACCTTCTCGAAGCAGCTTGGGCACTCGGACAGCGCCGCCGTGATCTCAGCGTCGAGCAGCCAGGGCCGCTCCAGCTTGAGGAAACTGCAAGCGTATCGCTGAATGTCCGAGATCGTCTTGTGCTGGCGATACTTGTTCCAATCGTCATCGGCCAGCTTCACCA